GCCAAGCGTACGTGCCCTGTTGACACCGGGCGCTTGCGAAACAGCGTAGCTTCAGAAGTCTACGAAGGCGACGACAGCGTTACCGCGTACGTCGGAACGAACGTCGAATATGCGCCGCACGTAGAGCTTGGAACAAAGCGCATGAAAGCGCAGCCGTTCCTGAAACCGGCTGTGGCAAATCACCAGAGCGCGTACAAGCGAATTATTCGCGACGAGCTTAAAGGCTGACACGGCCTACTGACAAGGTGAAACGCGGCGCATGCCGCTTTTCATAGATAACGCATGAATAGAATCTGGACGCCAAAGAACGGGCGTCAAGGGAAAGGGTTATAGACATGGCACTTACACGCAAGTTTTTGAAGGCTCTCGGCATCGAGGATGAGAAGGTTGATGAAATCATCTCTGCTCATACCGAGACGGTAGACGCCCTCAAGGCAGAGAGGGACGGCTACAAGGCGGACGCGGAGAAGCTTCCCGGCGTTCAGTCGCAGCTCGACGACGCGACCGCACAGTTGAACGACACGAAGGACGGTGGGTTCAAGGCCAAGTACGAGGCGGAGCACAAGGCTTTCGAGGACTACAAGGCCGACATCGTGGCAAAGGAAACCCACGCAGCCAAGGAATCGGCTGTCAAGGCGTACTTCCACGACAAGGGAATCGCTGACAAGTCGATGACGCTCGCTATGCGTTACATCGGCGACGGCGTTGATGCGCTGGAGATTGACGACGGCAAGATTAAGGACGCCAAGAGCCTTGATGACGCCATCGCTGGCGACCTCGCTTCTCTGGTCGTTACGACCGGAACGAAGGGCGCTGACACGGCAAATCCCCCGGCAGGAAACGAGGGTGAGGCATCCAAGCCCATCAGCATCCCGACGCTTATCTAACACATGCGGCTGATTGCCGCGCTTATTTAGTAATCACGAAAGGATGATTCTACAATGGCACGTATTACTTCTCTTAACGTTCTTCTGACTGACACCGGCAAGGACTTCCTCTCCGAGCAGTACGGCAAGGTTATTGCCAACCTCCAGAAGAACCCTATTTCTTCGCAGCTGAAGAACACTGACCTGTCCGGTAGCCCCACTTCCGGCACCGTTGAGGCCAAGCGTTTTGTGAACGCTACCTCTCAGGCTTACGGCACGGCTCGTTCTGGCGGCAAGGCCAACGCTGTCAAGGCCAAGCCAATCGTCATCTCCATCGACCAAGACGAGGAGATTCTTGAGGAGGTCGAGCATAAGGATGTCAGCCTGTACGGCGTCGACAACTTCGTTGAGCGTCGTGCTGCCGAGTGCGAGCGCAAGATGACCAACAAGCTTGAGCATGCGTTCTTCGATACCGCAGCTAAAGCCGGCACGCAGGTTACTCCTGTTGGCACTACGCCCGAGGCTATCGCTGAGGAGCTTATTCAGTCCGTTGAGACCGTGAGCAACGACTTCGTCGACGGCGTTGAGCGCAACATGATTGCGCTTGTGTGCAACCCTGCATTCTACGGCCAGCTGCGTACGTATCTCGATGCTACGACTCACAACACAGAGGGCGAGGCTATCAACACCTATCACGGCGTGCGTATCTTCAGCTCCACGTACCTGCCCAAGGACGTCAAGGCCATCGCTATGGCCTACGGCTCCGTTGCGCAGCCTGTTCTCCCGACGATTGCGCCGGCTGAGAAGATTCAGCTGTCCAACGCTTACTCCTTCGGCATGTTCTACGACTACGGCACCAAGGCCGTTACCGAAGACCTCATCTTCGTCTACAAGACTGCTTAGGGTTAAGCCTGAACGCTTGCGAGGGCGGGTGCATACCCGCCCTTGCTCCACTTGTTTCATGTACACAAAGCCATCCTGACGGGTGGCTTTCTTTATATAAGGAGGTTTTGAACGATGAAGAAGTTCAAGAACGCAGCTGGCACGATTTACGCTCCGCAGAGTGCTGACGTC